GGACCTAGGTAGACAACGTGTTATCGAAGCCTCCATAAAAGGTGGTCTGTTATATTCTTTCGATCTTAAATCTGCTTCAGATATGATGCCAAGATCTTTGACATATCTATGTGCAAAACCTCTCCTTGGTGATGAAGTCTGTGAGAAGTGGATAAGTTTAATGGTGGATAGAGATTTCCATTATTCAGAGAAAACGCGTTACTATGATACAGATGCTAAAGATAGCAAGAAATGAAAAACTCGTTCCGTTAATAAGACTGTCCGTTATGGCACAGGTGTTCCTATGGGTCTACTCTCCTGTTTTCCAGGGGCATTAGCTTATACTCACCACTGCATTGTGCAAGCGGCGGCCTCATTCGCGTGTTTCACGATACCATTTCGAGACTATGTTCTTCTCGGTGATGATATAGTAATATTTGAACCGAAGGTGGCAGTTGAGTATGAGAAAATCATCAAAAAGATTGGTATGGTCATTTCAAAGCATAAATCAATCGTTGGTATGTCATCAGCCGAATTCGCAAAGACCCTAATTAGTCGTACTCAAGTGATAACTCCACTACCTTGATTGCTGATTGATAAGGCACGGTTATATCCAGGATTTCTTTTACAATTATTACGGGATCTTAAGATGAGATATGCACTTACTGAGGTCAAGCTTAATAAATTAATTCGTTTACTCCCTCACTCAAAGAGACGTGATGGATTGATCATTTTAACTTGTTTTGCTGTCACCAAGGTTCGTACCGATTTCAGAATCATGTCCCCTAATAAACAAAAAGAAAATGTTATATTGGAAGATTATATTAAAGACCCCTTATTGCTCGGACTTTTAACAGATTGGAACTCTCCAGACGAAAACCTTAAAGAGAAACTTATATATATCTTGCGACTTAAATCATTCTCCGATTTTTTTAAGAGTACATTCAAGAAACAGGAAATTCATAATAAGATCAATGAGGCCCAATGGAAATCTTATCCGTGGAAGAAAGGACACTCAGGAGTTTTACCGTATTCCTCCATTTACCATCATTATAAGAAGCTTCAATCCCTCATTCACCAGACACTTGTAAGTGAAGTTCCTAGTACAAATCTATTAAGACTTATGGGTACTCTGGGAGACCAAGGTTTGGAAAACGATGATCTGACTTTCATACTCGATAGAGTCTTGACTGGTTATATACTTGGACAAACCTTTACAAAATCTAAGGTTAAACAAAGAAAATTCGCTAAACATGAAGATAGTTATAGAATGGTAGGATCTACGATTGTAAGACTATTTAGAGTATCTGATATCGTCCACAAAGTTATTCTAAAGGGACCTAAGAAATTACAACGAAAATCACTATTCATAGAACAAGGTCTTATAGTACCGAATAGTATTTATGTACGTTTGATAAAATAGAAGTGTCTCCGTAAAAAGAGACTAGGAGCCCCCCCTTAA